CCTAGTTTAAATACTAAAACAACTACTCTTACTTGGCTTAACAAGCAAACTAAAACCGTAGCAATCGAGCGATTGCATGATATTGCTAAACACAATATTCAAATTCTGCAACGTCAGATGATCTGGCTTGCTGCTGGCCCACCACACCTACGTATGTTTCGTATGAGCAGCGATCTGTTGCCAGCGTATACTCACGAAGACTGGACTTGGGCTTACTTTGACCAAGACATGGTTAACTTGCTTAGCACTGGTTTTGCTAAAGTAGGTGAACTTGCACGCAAACATGATATTAAGATTTCATTTCACCCAGGTCAATTTTGTGTGCTGGCTAGTGAAAATCCTAATGTAGTGGAAAATAGTATACAAGAGTTTGAGTATCACTGTGACATTATTCGTTATATGGGGTACGGTCAACAGTTTCAAGACTTTAAATGCAATGTGCATATTGGTGGTAAACTAGGTCCACAAGGTATCAAAGCTGTGCTGCCTAAACTCAGCCGCGAAGCCCGCAATACCTTGACTATAGAAAATGCCGAGTATACTTGGGGTCTTGACGCTAGTCTTGAATTAGTCAAAGACTGTGCACTAGTGCTTGACATACATCATCACTGGATTAATACTGGTAAGTATATTGAGCCTACCGACCCTAAAGTGCAGCAAGTCCTAGAGAGCTGGCGTGGTGTTAGGCCAACCCTGCACTACAGCGTTAGTCGCGAAGATGTATTAGTAGATCATGACCCCACTACCATGCCTTGCTTAACTCAACTAAAACAACAGGGGTTTACTAGTGCCAAGCTTAGAGCTCATAGCGACTATTATTGGAATCAAGCTGTTAGTGCTTGGGCCAGCAGTTTTCTACCAGATTTCGACATTATGTGCGAATCTAAGGAAAAGAACTTAGCCAGCCATGAATTTGCACTTGACTTTGCTAGCTAATTTTGCTATAATTAAAATAATGCCCCTTGATCAAGGGAAAATCTGGTCGAACTATTAGTTCGCGGCACATCCAGACAGGTTGGTTAAACCCTTAGACCAACACCCAACTAAGAATAATTTTAGGGGCTACTATGAGCCGTACTTTAAAAGACAGAAACTGGGAACTTAAATTTCCTGAAATACGCTGGGATTATGGTACTATTAAAATTACTAGTGATAGTGGATATACTATAAAATATATTAAACTTCCTGGTGTAAAAACTAAAAAGCGTAAAGAATTAGATACTGATTGGCACTATCTAAGAGGATCTCCCAGCTGGTGGACACGCCTAACTATGAATCGCCCACAACGTCGTGCAGGCCATGTGTGGGAACAAAAAGTTTTATTAGAAACTGACTTAGAAGATACTGATCCACCCAGCGTAAGCTATAAGCCGCACGTATATTATTATTAACTAGAGAGTTGGCTGAGTGGCCGAAGGCAGCGGTTTGCTAAACCGTCGTATGCAGAGATGTGTACCGTGGGTTCGAATCCCACACTCTCTGCCACTAAAAATTATGAGCAGTAAACGACAGCAAGTAACAGCAATTATATACGACAAACGTGGACGCGTGCTTAGTATGGGACAGAATAGCTACATAAAGTCGCACCCTGTTCAAGCTAAGCACGCTAAACGCGTTGGTAAAGAACACCATATCTATTTGCACGCAGAAATTGCAGCTATAACTCGTTGTCAAGATTTATCTCGTGCACACAGAATATTTGTTACTAGGTATGACGCTAGTGGCAACCCTACCCTAGCTAAGCCCTGTGAAATATGTTGCAGTGCTATTAGTGCTACACCAATTAAAATTATAGATCATACCTAGGAGAGCACTATGCCATGTATGCGATGCAGCAATGGTAAATATAAATACGGCGAACATGGCGATTGTATGTTTGATACACTAGCTAAATGTCAGGCGGCTGCGGCCGCTATTCATATTCATGAACCAAGCCCACACGGTCCAATTCCAGAAGGAAAAAACATGATACCAGTATCACCAGTTCAACCTGTACAACCCACAAACCCACATCATGACGCAATGTGTCAATGTGCTGGTTGCAAAGGTATGTATCCTAAGTATCCCATGAAATAATCATGGATGCCTACACACAAAAAATTAGTGAGTATAATACTGCACTAGATAAGATCCTTGAAAAAGCCCAGAACCTAAAGCGCGGTGACAGTGTAAGTTGGAACAGCAGTGGTGGCACTGCACGCGGCAAAATTACTAAAATTATTACTAGTGGCAGTGAACAAATACCTAACAGTAGTTTTAAGATTACTGGTACACCCGAAGATCCAGGCGCGCTTATTAGAGTTTATGCTAAAGATGGTGATGGCTATAAACCTAGTGATACTATTGTAGGACACAAAGTAAAAACCCTAACTAAAATATCTAACTTAGATTAAAGGAACCAATATGATCAGATACGAACAAGTACAAAGTTACGCAGAAGATATTCCAGAAATGCCGCCTAACCCTAAAACAGGGCGGGATGAGGACGATATGCCACAAGGCGGTGCAGAAACCATGCAGATCAACATTGTTGATCGTGGTGGTGTTACACACGAAGGCGACATGGGCAGATTAGGCAAAAGCGAATAAGCCTTAAATTATTTGCAGCACACAACACACAAGGACTATTATGAATCCATTTGAATTACGTACAAAATTGCTGGAGATGGCCACAGACCATCTTCGTCGTCAACATGAAATCAACTGCGACTTTGCCAAAGAAAGTTTTTCGCAGATGATTAAAACTGGTCAAGCACTTCAGCAAGACTATCAAAAGTATATGCCTAAAATGTACACTTTTGATGATGTAGTCAATGAAGCACAAAAACTATACGGGTTTGTCAATAATGCTAAGTAATCTGTGGCATAATTTGCAAAAGGTGTTTAAACCTTATAGTCTAGAAGATTATATCCGTGATTGCGACCCTAAAGATATTATGGAACTAGAATCTCGTATGCGTAACTGGGAACGTTACCAACGCAGCATGGATTTTGGCAACAGCTATTAAGATAATATAATGAACAAATACGAATGCGAAGTTTGCGGTAATGTACATGACGAGGCAACAGACGGCAAGTGGGACGAGCTACCACAGTTCTACCTGTGTCCTGAATGTGGATGCCACAAAGACGAATACTTTTTAGTAGAGTAATATGCAGGCGGTAAGCAATTAGCTTACCGCCTTTTATTTTGCCCAACACAATAAATGTGACAGAATTGTTACAAAATATACGTACCAGAGTACTAGTACTTTATTTTGTAACGAAATTTACCGCCTTGACTTTTAGTGCCTGATGTTGTATAATATTAAAAGTTACAAAATCAAATACCCAAAATGGGTACACAATAAAAGCTGGCTACAACAGTCAGTTAGCGCGGCAGGTAATACTTGCCAGTATTACCTGTTATTATAAACCCTAATAATAATAAAAACAAGGGGAATATTATGGCAGAAGTTTTAAGCCCAGGTGGCATGATGATGGCCGGCGGCGATGGCGGCTTAGGTTTTGGCGGCGGTGGCGGCCTTATCGGTGGTCTTATCCTAGGCAGCTTGCTACGTCAAGGTCGTGGAGGACTTTTTGGTGGTGAAGATGGCGGGGCCGTTGTTACTCCCGGCGCACAAGCACAAGCTAATATGTCACTAATGCAGTCAATTGGTCAAGTTGATAAAGCAGTAGCTGTTTCAACAGCTGCTATGGAAGCCAGTCAAGCTAATCAAACTATTGGTATTACCAATCAACTTAATGCTCAAACAGGCTCATTAGCTAATCGTGTTGAAGGCGTTAAAGATAGTGTTAATGCTAATGCAGTTGCTTTAATGCAACAACTTAACACAGTTAATACTAATATGTTAACTGGGTTTAATCAAACTCAGTCGTTTATTAACAATGACGGCGACAAGACTCGTGCACTAATTACTGCACAATACGAAGCTACACTTAATCGTCAGCTTTCAGACGCTAATGCAGCAGTTATTGCACTACAAAACCGTTTTGAAAATGCTGAGCGTGCACGCGGTATTGAAGTTAACACAACTACTACTGTTAACCAAATGCAACAACAAAGCCAGCAACAACAACAGTACGGTCAGTTGTACAATGCAATTTGGGGACTATCCCAGAGCATTCGTAGTACTAACGAAGCTATTAACGTTGGTAGCGGAACACTTACTGCTAATCCAGCTAACACAAATACAAACATTCGGTAATCCTGAATCAAGTAAACAGCCCTCTCAGTCACGAGCTGTGAGGGCTTTTTTATAGGGATTACACGATGAATCAACGACAACGACAAGGAATGCCTTTTGGTTTTCCTATGGTTCCCTACATAGCTCCAGCACCTCCAGTAGTTCCGGGGTGGTGTCCACCACCGTTTCCAGAAGACGATGTATTTATTAATTATGCCCCCGGAAGTCTTCCAGGACCGCCGGGTCCACCAGGACCCCAAGGACCAGCAGGGCCTGAAGGCCCCGTCGGCCCTATAGGACCACAAGGACCTCCTGGTTCACTGGCAAATCTGCCCGTGGTATTAGTAGATAGTGCAACTTATGCTGCTAGTAATGATGACTACTTTATTGGAGTAATTTTTGATGGTAGCACTACGATTACCTTACCCGTTGGTACTCTTGGTAAAATATTTATTATCAAGGATAGCACAGGCGATGCACTAGCCAACCCAATTACTGTAGTTGCAACTGCTAGTACAATAGATGGCCAGGCAAGCTATATAATCGACTCGCCTTGGGGCTCCATTGGCCTTATATACAATGGAATTGAATGGAACGTAACTTAATAGCCTGATAAAAAGGAATAATAAAATGGCTTTTAATTCTCCCTTAGCTTCACCCACCACGTATGGTGTGGTTGAAATCGGTACTGGTATTAGTGTAACCAATGGTGTGATTAGTGTTGCACCTAATGGTCAAGTAAATACTCAGCTTATTAACAACGCAGCTAGTCCCTATACCCTAGACAGTGCAGGCACAGTGCCTAATTACTATCTTGGAGTTGTAGGAACTGGTGCTGCAATTACAATCAATCTTACGGCTGGCGTAGATGGTCGTGAAGTTGTAATTAAATCCGAAGCAACTAATACTAGTGACATTACAATTGTACCTAACGGTGCAGAAACAATTGAAAATGCTGCAACATTTCCAATCTTAGCTGTTACTGATGGTGCAGTAACGCTAATTTTCCGCGGAACAAACTGGAACGCAGTTTAATTAACCGGGGGTTAGTATGAGTTATATTAGACCCCCAGCATCTACCATTGCAGGCGTTGCCTTAAAGCAGACGCCTGCTCCCAGTACTCAGGCCTTGGTCCCTGTAGTATTAGATGCTGAAATTGCCACTACTACACAATTAGGTGTAGTTAAAGTGGGAAGTGGAATCGCCGTAGCCGTAGACGGTACTATTAGTACTAGTGGTGGAAATTATGAAACCGGCACTTGGGTGCCTCAGCTAGTAGGTAGTGTTGCTGGAAATATTGTACTTAATACACAAAATGCCAAATATGTAAAAACTGGACAGGGTGTTATGTGCACTTTTGATATTACTATTACTAGCATTACTGGCGGTAGTAATAGTTCAACACTTACTCTTGCAGGACTGCCTTATACCAGTATTACAGATACTGGTTATGTTGGTAGCCTATACGTTTCATATTTTCAAAATATGAATAAAAATGTTGACTACTTAGGCGGAACTGTGGTCAGCAATACTAAAACTGTCCTATTGTGGTGTAATACTGAACAATCTAAAAGTTTAGATAGATTGATGCAGGAAAATATTAAAGCCACTGCCCGTTTAGTGGGCACAATTAATTACGTTACTCAACCTTAATCTTTACCAAAATGTTTACCAACGATATTTCTAGCCTAACAATTAATCAAATTAGCGCAGTTGAAAGCGCAGTTGAATCCCTAGATGACTTAATTGAGTCTACTACCACCTTTGTTAAACAAGGTGGTCAAAGTTACAGAACCTTTTTAGAAGATCGCAAACAAGTAATTGCAAAAATCTTTAATTTACCAAACTGCAAATAGCCAAAAATTTTTGTCTTGAAATTTCTTTGTGATTAGGGTATAATACTTATTCTTTGGGAAATTTCACTAAACACAAAATGCAAAAACCAAACCGCTTTGATTTTGAACAACAAATGATGGATTGCTGGGGTGTAGTAGATGACATTAAAACCATCTACTATCTCCAAGACTTGCGAGATACAACAGAAGATGAAATGCAAAATCTTTTGTTAGGCCTGTTTACTATGTATCAGGTCAAGTTTGAGATTCTACAAAAAATGTTTGAAGATTTGGTTCACAGCAAACAGTTGTAAATGGGTAGCCCTGTTAGTTAAATGGGATAACAGTTGATTTGTAATCATCAGTTGGCAGTTCGATTCTGTCACGGGGCACCATATAAAAATATTCTGGTCGGTGTGGTGAGACACACAAGTAGACAATACTAGGACAAGGTTTGAATCCAAACTAGAATATTTTTATATGGTTGTATGAAGCAAGCCGAAAGGCGCGCTGGACGTGGGTTCGACTCCCACCTGGTCCACCAAAAGTATACTAAGGCGATGCATAGCCGTGGTACGCGTTACCTCTGTAAGTGTAGTGTACTTTTGATGGGCCAGCCATGGTTTCGACAGTGTGATAAGTATGTGAGTGGACAACTCGGTAGGCGATCTCCGCAAAAGAAGCAAATTATATAAATGCCAACGATGAGGTATTTGCCCTAGCCGCTTAAGCTAGTGCCGAGGTATGCCCCCGCCTTGTAACCAAGGGGGGCTTTTTTACATTATACACCTATGACTAAAAACGCAACAGATGATGATTTTATCCTCGACAATGGTACTAGTCGTGGGTTTCGTAAGTGTACTAGTGCACTTTACGAATTTTACTTAAGTGGTTTAATTACTGGTCCTGAAGACTATATCGAGTGGTTTAATACTATTCGTAGTGCTAGTGACCAGGATGTAGTAAAAATTTATATTAATAGCAGTGGTGGAGACTTAAATACTGCATTACAATTTATGCGTGTGCTAAGTGAATCACCGGCTACTATTGTATGTAGTGTTGAAGGCAGTTGCATGAGTGCTGCTACAATGATTTTCCTATGCGCTGATGTATTTGAAGTTACACCACATAGCCTATTTATGTTTCACAACTACAGCGGCGGAATCTTTGGCAAAGGCGGAGAAATATACGACCAGGCTGTGTTTGAGCGTGAATGGTCTAAACAATTCTTACAGTATATCTACAAAGACTTCCTAACCAGTAAAGAAATTGATAGTTTGTTGGAAAACAAAGACTTGTGGTTGCACAGTGAAGAAGTTAGTAATCGTGTAGAAGCACTTTGTGAAGCTAAAGCTAAGGAAGCAAAAAGTGTCAACAAAGAAGACGATACTATCATTATTTGATTATAGCGGTAATTGGCCTAAATATTATCGTGAATCAGGTTATAATGTATTGCAAGTAGATATTAAACATGATATTGATATATTAACACTACAACCTGAAGATTTGCCTAAAGAAATACACGGTATTTTAGCTGCTCCGCCTTGTACAGACTTTGCTGGTAGTGGCGCACAATACTGGAAACAAAAAGATCAAAACGGCAGAACTGATCAAAGCCTAAAGCTAGTGGACAAAGTTTTGCGAATGGTAGACTACTACAATCCAGAATTTTGGGCATTAGAAAATCCAGTTGGCCGGCTGCAAAAGCTACGTCCTGAATTAGGCGAACCTTGGTATTTTCAGCCACATTGGTTTGGCGATCCGTATACTAAGAAAACTGGATTGTGGGGCAAGTTTAACCGTGACTTGCCTAAAACTCCGGTTGAGCCTGACCCTAATTCGTGGATAATGAAACTAGGCGGCAAATCGGAACGGACTAAAGAATTACGATCAATGACACCGCTGGGATTTGCTTTTGCATTTTTCCTAGCTAATCCATAGAGGTTACAATGGCAGAAACTTATACACCCACTACGGGTATGGCTAGTGCCGCTAAACGTGCACTTAAATGGCGTGAAGAAGGCTATCCTGGAGGCACACTAGTAGGCTTAGCCCGTGCCAATCAATTAAAGAATCGTGAGCCACTAAGTGCTAGTGTTGTGTTACGAATGCACAGCTTTTTTAGTCGTCATGCAGTAGACAAACAGGCAACCGGATTTAACAGCGGCGAAGAAGGCTTTCCTAGCAAAGGCAGAGTTGCTTGGGATCTATGGGGCGGCGACGGCGGCCAAACTTGGGCAGAAGCTAAACGCAACCAAATTATGCGCGATCGTGAAGGCAAAGCCTTAAGGCTAGTTAACATTAGTACAAAATCTACTATGCCACAGTATATGTTAGACGTAGTAGCGCAGTATTTAGAAGACTATGCAAACCAAAATATTAGTGAAAGCTTAGAAGCATTTGGTCAATTTATGTACCATGCTGAATTACTTAGAAATTGTCACCTAGATATTTATCTCCTAGACTTGCACATGGTTGATCAACCATATCGTGATATTCTAGTAAATGTATTTATGGAACTAGACAGCGACTACAACGATTAAATTTGTGTCCCCGGATGTGTGCTCTCCAGCACTGCCGGGGACTTTTTATTCTGGGCCTATAGCTCAGTTGGTTAGAGCAGCGGACTCATAATCCGTTGGTCACAGGTTCAAGTCCTGTTGGGCCCACCAAAATTCCCTAGTAGCTCAGCGGTAGAGCAGCAGACTGTTAATCTGTTGGTCCGTGGTTCGATCCCACGCTGGGGAGCCAAACAATTGGGATATAGTGTAATGGTAACACCACGGATTTTGATTCCGTTATTCTAGGTTCGAATCCTAGTATCCCTGCCACCACAAAAATTATTTTCTTGAAAATAATTGCTTAATTTGCTATAATATTATTTCTTGCCGATTATTCAACAAAAAAGGACTAAAAATGAAAATTTATTTTGGATCACAAGAACGAGACTCAGTACTTGACGATGACGGTATGTTTTATACGGCTAGCGAGCCAGAATACTATTTCTATTATGGTGTAGAGTTTGGCAGCAATCCTGGTGGTGTTAATGAAGTAATGATTTTTGATGGTTGTGATCGCACTGTTCCCATTGACATTGAATCTGTTCCTGCACTAATTGAAGCACTTCAGCGTTGTTATGATATGCACCAGCAACTTGAAGAAGCTGAAGAACTAAAAGTTAGTTTAGAAGATGACAACCACGAAGAATCCATTGTCTTTGAAGATTGATAATCCTATCAAGGAATTATTATTTGAACTAGGTACTAGTAGTCAAGCTATTACTCTTGACTATTTACAAAAAGTTAATAAGTTGTTAGTAAAATATGATATTAGTTTAGACACATATGGCCACATATTTAACTTTTTAGAGTTCTTAGAAGAAAAGGGCTGTGTTAAGATTGTAAAACACAGCACTGGTAAATATTACACAATAACTGGACTATATAACTATGGCAAAAACGTCTAGTAAAGGCAAACAAACACAGTACGATCTTTACAAGAGCAAACAAACTTGGAAAGCTAATCGTGAACGTAGGTTGTTACGTGCACTACAAAAAAATCCTGGCAATGCAAAACAAATTGAAACAGCCATAAAAAACATTACCTATCGTCGTAAAACTCCTAAAACTACTCCTTGGACTAAAACAAAGATTAAAAGCGCTCAGTTAATCAAACAGGTGTGTGGTAGTTGCCCACATGATGTTTTTAGCTCAAACCAAAAACTGGCTGATCAAACCTTAGCAAGTTTGCGTTCTAACTTTGACCCTAAAACTTTAGGCGAACTAAAAGTCAGCTTTAAGTTGGGGGATAGATTACATGGGGGCATTTGAACTATACATAATATTTTGCTTAGCAACTTCCCTAACACTTATTTACGAACTTTTTTGGCCTATAATTGCTCTTGCTAGACGTGATGGCATAGATAATGATTTTACAAGATCACCATTATTGAGCTTGTTTATATTTTTTATAGTAAATACAGTATTGGCTCCACTAGTAGTTTGGCTATTAATAATTCCACCACTTTTTAGTGGCGCATTTTTAGGAATTTCAAAAGCAGTCAGAGAAAAATAAACTTGAATCTTCGGCCGATTATTGATATAATATTATTTTTGTCGCAATAAAGGAATATAAATGAAGTTTATGCAATTTATGTACACAAAGTCTAGTGGTGATCAAAGTGAGCGTGCTGTACTTGTTACCCAAGAGCCGACTCAGCTTTTAGCTGGTATTGATGTTAGTGAGTTGCCTGAAACAGAATTTGAACAATTTACTCGTGAAATGCGCGAATTAAAAAATCGTCAACACGAAGAAATGATTCAACTTGTAGCCAAGCACGATCTAAAGCACAACTATCGTCAGTTTACTCCAAGTAAAATGACTAATGTAAGTATTGAATATATTTAAGGAAATACAATGACACAATGGAATGACGAACTCAAAGCTAACGTAATTAAAATGTATCAAGACGCAGAGCCAACGCCTGAGTCTAGTACTGAAATTATCAAAGACATTGCCGAAGAAATCGAAGCCTCACCTAACGGTGTTCGTATGGTTTTGGTTCAAGCCGGTGTTTATGTTAAAAAAGACGCCACAGCTAAGCCTAGCGGCGAAAAGAAAGCTGCTGGTGATGCACCTAAACGTGTGTCAAAAGAGTCCAGCATTGCTGATCTTCGTGCAGCAATTGAAGCTAAAGGTGCTCCAATTGATGATGATATTTTGAGCAAACTGACTGGTAAAGCAGCAGTTTACTTTTTGAGTGTACTTAAAGCATAAAAACAGGCAGCCTAGTGCTGCCTTTTCTTATTTATGGAGTAATTATGGCTAGAAAACGCTCTGAGCTTGAACAAGAACGCATGACTGACGCTAATATTGAGCGTGTTATTGAACTGCTTGAACCTAAAGAGCAGGGCGTTAAGCCGATTACAAAAAAGGATGCTTGCCAAATTTTAGGCATGAGCTATAATACTACCAGGCTTGATAGTATTATTCAAACCCACAAAGATCGCAAAGAAAAAACTGCAAAACGCAGGGCTGAAAAGCGCGGCAAGCCGGTTACTGAAGACGAAGTGCAATTTATAATTCAGTGCTATCTTGCTGGTGAACCTATTAGCGCAATCAGTGAAAACACCTACCGCGGAACACAACTTATTAAACAGGTCTTAGAAACCTATAGTGTGCCTGTTCGTAAAAGCAGTCCAGACTATTTTAAACCTGAATTGATTCCTGAAGGCGCAATGCAGGATAAGTTTGTGGTAGGCGAAGTAGTGTATAGTGCTAGGTACGATTCTATGTGTAAAATACAAGCAGAACAAACACATCCAGAATACGGTTGGATTTATCGCGTCTGGTTACTTAGCGAGCGTTGGTTGCAGAGCGCATATCAACCTGCTTGTGAATTAGCCAGTCTTAAACACTTGCGCGAATTGGGGATTAAAGTTTAATGGACTCAAACATACTATATGAAAAACTAATCGAAGAAAACATGGATAAAGGTTTTCAGGTTAGACTAGTAGTAAATGATTTTAGGGATGTTACATACCTGCAACTTAGAAAATACTTTTTAAGTTATGAAGGTGATTGGGTTCCTAGTCGCGAAGGCGTAAGTATTCCAGCCTCACTACAAAATATCTATGCACTCTTAGACGGGTTGCTAGATATTTGTAGTGAGGCTGAAGGTCATGAAATTATTGAAACCTATGCTAAACAGTTACTAGAAAAACAGACTTGACCCTAAACCGTTAAAATGGTATAATATATTATATTTGAAAAAAGGAAACCCAATGAAGCGAATTGTTGCTATTTTTGTTCATGATCCTGTGTGTGAAGTAGAGTGTGCACTGGCTATGGAAGCCGCACTAGAAGAGCATTTTGTGGTCAAACTGTTTGGCATTGAAGATCTTACTAGGGACTACTTGAGCGAAGTAGACGTTTTAGCTTTTCCTGGTGGCATTGGCGATAGTGACCAATTTGACGTAATCTTTAACAAAGCTCATGTTAAAGTTGTTCGTGATTTTGTTTATGCTGGTGGCAAATACTTAGGTGTTTGCATGGGCGCGTATTGGGCAGGTAGTTACTACTTTGACCTGTTATGGGAAATTGAACCCGTTAGGTATATTTCACAAACAGATGCAGATATTAAAATTGAAGGCCCTACTCTTGCCCAAGTAACTTGGTGTGATCAGGAAGAGTCTATGTATTTTTATGATGGCTGTGCTTTTGTTGGTTGGACTGAAGATTGTGATGTAGTTGCTACTTATGCTAACGGTGATGCAATGGCTATCTATCAAGGCAATCTTGGTTTGATTGGCTGTCATCCAGAAAGCGAACAGTGGTGGTACGAACTAGAGGAAATGACTGGATGGCATGAGGGATACCACAACGAACTTTTTTGTGACTTTGCAATAAATTTATGAGCCTTAAACAATACCTAGATTCGGCAAGTCAAGCTTACTATGCTGGCTTTCCGATTATCAGTGACCTGCAATTTGATCGCCTAGCCGAAACTGCCAAGTATCAGGCAGTAGGCGCACAAGTTGCGGGTGTTAAGTGCAAACACTACTATTCTATGTACTCACTGCAAAAGCACTATGAGGACGAAGGCAAGCCTAATCCTATTGCCGGCATGGGCGATGTTAGCATGAGTGTTAAACTGGATGGCGCGGCTATTAGCCTACTTTACGTAGACGGCCAACTAGTGCAAGCACTTACTCGTGGTGATGGAGTGGAAGGTCAAGTAATTACTGACAAGTTGCTTAGTAGTACTAGTCTAGTTCCGCATACTATTCAGTATGCTGGAGTGCTTCAAGTTACTGGCGAGATTGTGGCTCCAAGTCATATTCCAAATGCTCGTAATTATGCAGCAGGTGCCTTAAATCTTAAAGATACCAGCGAGTTTGCTACTCGTGCAATTACTTTTTTTGCATACGGTGTTCAACCCTTTATAGGTCAAACCTATGATGCAGATATGCATATGCTTAAACAGTTTGGTTTTAACACGGTTCAGGAAACTGATTTAGAAAAAATTTATCCCACTGACGGCGTAGTGTTTCGCCTAAATAACAACCACCAGTTTCAAGAACTGGGTTATACCAGTAAACATCCTCGCGGTGCTTATGCTCGCAAAGAGCGTGCCCAACACGTAGAAACTAAATTGCTAGACGTTGAATGGCAAGTAGGCAAAAGCGGCAAAGTAACACCAGTGGCAATCTTAGAGCCTGTGTTAGTAGGTGATGCACTAGTAAGTCGAGCCACACTTAACAACCCAGGATTTATTGAAGCACTAGGCTTAGAAATAGGTGATACTGTAGCCATTATCAGAGCAGGAGAAATTATTCCATGCGTACTACACAAGGTAGAGGCATAGAAAATTTTGACTTGCAAAATACCGCCCAATACTGTATAATACATTATTAAATTTGAAAAAAGCCCAATGAAGATCAAAATTCCCAATAATTGTCCTTGTTGTGATTATACCCTAGAGCTTGTCAATGACCAACTTTTTTGTCGTAATCAAGCCTGTAGTGCACAACTAGGCAAAAAATTGGAGCATTTTTGTAAGACGTTGGGCATCAAAGGCTTGGGTGTTAAAACATTAGAAAAACTTCAACTAACTGATATTACTGAGCTTTACTATCTTGAACTTGACGAAATCGTTGAATCTTTAGGTAGTGAAAAAATTGCAGTAAAATTATTAGATGAAATTAATCGGTCTCGTGGCAGTGATCTAGCAACCATCTTACCAGCTTTTAGTATTCCACTTGTGGGTAACACAGCAGCACAAAAAATTGCAAAAGTAGTGCAAAGCGTTGATGATATTACTCAAGAGCGGTGTAAACAAGCAGGTCTAGGAGAAAAAGTTACTAATAATCTAATCTCTTGGCTAGAGACAGATTTTCAAGAAATGAGAGAGTTCTTGCCATTCTCTTTCACGGTAGACAATAAACCAGTAGCCAATGTAAGTGGCAAAACTATTTGCATAACTGGTAAATTAACTTCATTTAAAACCAAAGCGGAAGCCCACAAAGCACTAGAATTAGCTGGATTTAAAGTTACTGAGTCAGTAACTAAACAAACCAATTATCTAGTTGATGAAGATAACAAAGGCAGCTCAAAACGTACTAAAGCCGATCAACTCGGCATTACAATCATCGAAAACTTATCACAATTTTTACAAGAGAAAACATATGACTGAAAAACTTAAAAAATGGTCTGACGAAGCCGTTGCTCACCTTCTACAAGTTGTTGGAAACGAGTCCCCTGTGTCGGTTCAACGGGTTGAAGCTGCCGCTGAAGCGCTGGAAGTCTCCACTCGTAGCGTAGCCGCTAAACTTCGCCAACTTGATGTTGAAGTTGTTAGTATGGCTAAAGAAAAAGTCAGCGCATTTAACGAAGAAGAAAGCCATCAACTATTCAACTACGTTACTAACAGCCCTGGAGCATTTACATACAAGCAAATTGCTGAGGTATTTGCTGGTGGCAAATTTACTGCCAAACAAATTCAAGGCAAACTTCTTGCTCTTGAACTAACTGGTTCAGTAAAGCCTGCTGAAAAAGTAGAAGTTGCTCGCACCTACACAGAGGCTGAAGAGTCCAAGTTTGTGCAAATGGCTGAGCGTGGTCAATACATCGAAGATATTGCCACAGCACTAGGTAAAACAGTTGCCTCAGTTCGTGGCAAAGCACTTAGCCTAACACGCAAAGGCCAAATTGCAAAGATCCCTGCACAACGTGAATCACACGCTAAAGATCAGGTTGATCCAATCGTAGCCCTTGGCGAGCGTATTGCCAGCATGACTGTTGCAGAAATTGCTGCTGCAGTTGATAAAACAGAGCGCGGTCTTCGTACCCTGCTTACTCGTCGCGGCATCAACGTTGCTGACTATAAAGGCGCTGACAAAAAGGCGAAAGCAGAAGCAAAAGCTGCTGCTTAATAGTCTACAAGCAGTAAGGCTGGGAGTTTTTTACAGGCTCCCAGCCTTTTTTACTTTGGAAACCAGTAAATGAAAGTTACAATTACCTATCACGACTCTGAGTCGTTTACTGTTGAAGAAGTAGTAAAGCAAGCAGTTCATAACTATGGCCGTTTAGCTCAGGTTGAAGTAATGCCTGATTCTACAATGGCCTATGATCATATCTATTTTGGTTTACAACAACTTATTACTCATGAGCAATTAAGTTTACTGTTTGATAAAGGCAGCAGTTATCAGCAAGACATTAAACGCTTACGCGATCAAATCCTTTATAAGATAACGGAAATTGTAGACCAAGTATTTATAGATAATGAATCTAAGGTAGGTTAACATGGATGTTTCAGCCGTAGTCTTAAACAAATTGCTTCAAGAGCAAAGCCTAGATATTTGGGCAAAGCTGAAGCTAGTGTTTTTAGATCCGGCTTACTCGTCCTTGTACAGTGTTATCAATAAGCATTATGAAAAATACAATGCTATACCAAATTTTGATGACTTAGAACTTACACTGCGAGAAGGTCCGGCAGCAAAAACTCTAGCAACGCTAAAGCTAACTGAAATACCAGATGTAAGTGCAGAAATAGCTCTTGACGCACTTATAGATAGCTATACACAAAACGAAACAGTAAAATTACTGGATAAGTTTGTGGACAAACTGCCGCTTTACGACTCCAATGAAATAAAAGAGAATTTAGCCACAATTGCACTTACAATTGAGGAAAAGACACATACCAGTGAAAAAGTCTTTACAATGGCTGATATCATGATGTTTCAACATCCTGAACAACTGGAAAAAGAACGTGTTTATCTTGGACTTAACAATACTTTTGATGCTGTGCTTGGTGGTGTTGCTAGGCAAGAACTCATTCTTATCGGCGGTAAACGAGGCAGTGGTAAAAGTATTACTAGTAGCAATATTTTTGTTAATCAGTATCAGGCTGGAAATAGTAGTCTTTACTTTTCTATTGAGATGACTGCATACGAAACTATGCAACGAAACCTGGCAATCTTAGCCAATGTAAATTTGCAGAACCTAAAGCAAAATAGACTAACAGATCAAGAATTGTTAAAAGTAGTTAAAGTTAGATCACAAATGTTTGATGGTGCAGAATCCTTAGTTGATGAGTTTTTACGACACCGTGACAGATTTAAATTTGAAGAAACACTAATCAGAAATTTTAAACTAAAGCCCGATAATCAAATGATTATTGTAGATGACAGAGATTTAACACTGGGGGCTATTGATCTGCATATTGGTAAAACTAAAGCAAAGTTTGGTGATAAACTAGCCGTAGTAGTTGTAGACTATGTTAATCAAATTGTCTTAGAAGGCAATAGTCAGTATGATTGGCAACCTCAAATTGAAGTCAGTAAAAAACTAAAAAATTTAGCTAGAAAATACGAAGTAGTAATAGTAAGTCCATATCAAATTGATGCTAGTGGCGAGGCAAGATTTGCCAAAGGCATCCTAGACGCAGCAGATATAGCACTAGTAATGGAGGCACATGAAAAAGACGCACAAGCAATTAGTTTTGAAACAACAAAGATTCGTGGGGGAAAGGAGATGGCATTTACTTGCCCTATTGATTGGGACACACTCAGAATATCCCCCCAAAGTATTGACCAACCATCTAAAAAAGAACCTGTTAAAAAAGCAGGGGGCAAGAAAGATAATCAAACACAAGAACTCGCAACTGATTTACCTTGGAACGCATAGAAATGGATCCCGTTTTAGACTTGATTCAAAAAAACGGATTGCAATTCCAGGTGTCCGGTCGCGACTACTTAATCAAATGTTTAAATCCAGAGCATCCGGACACGAATCCAAGCTTTCGTGTGGATCGTATTAGTGGAATAGCGCACTGCTTTAGTTGTGGATTTAAAACCAATATATTTAAATATTATGGGGTTTTTACTAATCCTATACCTATAAAAATTGCCAAACTAAAAGAAAAACTACAAGACTTAAAAACTCAGGCACTGGGTTTAGATATTCCAGCAGGTGCTACTGCCTATACTAAAACTTTTCGTGGAATTAGTCAGCAAACACTTAAGTACTTTGAAGCATTTTATACACATCAAGTAGAAAAACTACAAGATCGCATAATATTTCCTATAAAAGATATAACTGGTAAAACTGTAGTATATGTAGCCAGACATACCCTAAGCAACGGCAATCCTAGATACATCAACTACCCTAGCAAAGTTCAAATTCCACTATTTCCTCCACAAATACCCAGCGGACATAAAAGTTTGGTACTAGTGGAGGGAATATTTGATATGTTAAACTTATACGATAAGGGTTTAAAAAATGTTGTCTGTACATTTGGTACAAATACCCTGCAAGCTGATACAAAGCTAAAACTATTTCCTTATAGAGTACAAGGTGTTACACATATATACATCTTGTTTGACGGAGACAATGCCGGAGAAAAAGCAGCAGAAAGTTTAAAAACAACGCTTGAACAACTAGAATTTATAGTAGAAGTTATTAAATTGCCGGACGGAACAGATCCTGGTGATTTAGATCAGATTGATGTGCAAAGCATTGCCGAATATATTAAAAAATAACTTGACTTTACTAGTCTGATACGCTATAATAAAGTATTACTGGAGAATCAATGAAACGAGTTGCCCTAATTGATAAAGCACCAAATCGTACAAACTACCGGGAATATTTTCCTTTTGAGTTTGAACATTTTCACATGAGTCAGGTGCCAATTACAAAATTGTTGAAAAAAGACGTTACACTTGAGTT